CACACTATATACGCCCACCGGACTAATAGCATAAACTATGACTTTGTAGTATATGTTTCCGACGTCTCCCGCGTTAGTGTCAATTCTCTCAAAACGGTGAGACAATGCTGTAGTTTCATGGGAGCGTGTAATAACATAGGTGCCATTAACGCCTGTTTCACTTTTATGTAATTCAATAACATATCTATTAATAGAATCGTTAGTACTACCAACCCATGAAGCATCAATAAAACTATTACCATCAGATGTAGTAGAGGCTGAGGACGAAGCTGTCAGATTTGTTACGGTTGAAGGCGCTGCTCCATCAATGCGAACTGTGCCCTCAGCGAAACCAACTTGCAGCATGTTTGGACTAAGAGTTGAGTTATTGACAGTACCCATAATAATGTCTCTCAACTGTCCTATATCTATGATGTCTAAGACATTATATGCACTAAAATCAATCTGAGTAGAGTTCGTCCCATCGTGACTATGGCCAGCGATATTATAGAACGATACCTGTGACTCAGATATCCCCTCACCCTCTTCTAATGGCATTATGTTGCCTCCCTCAAAGTCAACGTCTGACTTATACCGCCATCAAACGCTGTATCGATCTGAATCACCCAATACTCCTTGTTGGATATGCTCAGATTATCAAATGTACCTATCTTAATTCTATCACCTAATTGCAACTGTGGCAGACCAGCCGTCTGAATCTGCAATACCATAACGACATCTTGGAACTTATCTCGAATAAACTCCGCTATTGTACTAGCCCAAGTTGTCGATGTAATAAACTTATTGGCAATCTCAATGGACTTGATACCATACTTTTTAATACTAGGATGATTAGAAGCAGACTGCTCAACCACCTGTTCCGAATTGCTTTGAACATTGATGGGCACACCAGATATAGCCGCAAAATATGCAAGACCCAATATAGCATTGTTACCTTCAACATAAACTAAATCACCAATAGCGCTACTGGTACTGGCACTTAACACCAACTCAGCCCCAAATGGTGTTGGTTCCCAAACATCAATGTCAATAAGAGCAGGATCTTCAAAATCAATAGCAGCAATTAAAGGATAGTATACGTCCACGGAAGGCGCCTGTGCAAACCTAACAGTAAAATACTTGACCTCTCTTACCTTTGTGGTAAGGCCGTCTACGACTGCGGTATGAGCAGCAGCAGTAGTGCCAAACATACCCCTTGTTAAACCTTCAAAAGTATAAGTTGTTCTACTGGTATACTGCATTATCTCATCGTCCACCTTGAGATATCCAGACTGATACCAAGGGTAGTCGCCTTCAGTCGTAGTAACCGACATAGAAGTTTGAGAATTTGTCATATTGCCAGTCAAACCAGCAATAGTTACTGTAGTGGGACTTGGTGCTCTCCAAATACCCTGCCTAGTCGCAGCTTTAAGTGTAGGATTAGTAACTCTAACGGTAACTTTGTTAGCCTGCAGATCAATAGGTGTGCTACCAGAAATAATAAAAGAATCATCAGAAATAGTTTGCTGAACTGAAGCGTGCTGATCAATAAACGACTCATAGAATCTATTATAGTGATGATAATTGAACTTGTTATTTTCATCAAAATAGAACATACCCAAATCCGCCGTAGATATTTCTTGCATCAAATTAAATATATCTATTGAATTACCCCATAGGTAATCATAGACAGGAACCTCTTTCATATTGATCACATAATAATTTTCCAACACTTCCGCTGCCGATAACGCATTGTTGTATATCGCCAACTCATCGAACTTACCATCAAAATAATAACTCACAGAAGAACCAGAAGAAGAATCTGTTGACTTCGCCACCAAGAAATTCTGACTAGCCCACGATGTATGACCACTACCAGTGGCAGAAGCTTTTAACACTCCATTCACATAATACATCAATGTAGTACCATCATACGTGGCTACAATATGAGTCCATAAAGAAGAACCAAAAGTAGTATTATCCGAACTGGTAGCAGTTAACGTTTGCGAACCGTCTCGCAGGTACACACCATTCGCTGAGGAAGTATAGAACAAACCAATACCCTTAGTTGCGCTATGTGCATCATCAATGTTACCGGCATACACTCCCTTACCGCCAATGGTTGCATCAAATTGAGCCAAGACTTCAACACTGTATTCTCCAGTATATACATCCGCTGTGGACAGTGCCGCATTATACGACTCATCATAGGGAATAGTTACATGCTGATTATGATCATCGCTCGTACTATCAAACAACGTGGACTTGCTTTCAGGATCAGAAATCATACCCGAAGTTTGACTTAAACTAGCGGGAGAAATATCGTCTTGATACACGCCATGATTGTAATGATCTAAACCATACGATGAACTATACGTATCACGCCTACCAATCGAATCCTGAGCAACAGCTAAATAACAACTCGTAGTAGCCACATCTGACCAAGACGAACCACCATTCGTTGAATATTCCCAAAATAATTTCTGTGTTCCATACCAATGAAAATAATCTATTTTAATACGATACGCCGCTCCACTACGCAAAGCCCCAACATCTGCTGTTATATACTCATCGGTATTATAGGGGGCATCCACATTTCCCCAGCGATCCATAATAAGAGTATCATTCATGTACATCTTAACGCCTGCATTCTTAGTTGTAAGCCTAAACACGAAATCACCACTAGATGGTGCAACGAAGAAAGTATAAAATCTGGCATTAAGATAGTACGGAGATCCACCACTAGTCTGAGCACTTGTAAATACGTCCGCCGAACCATTATTAAGTCCGTTCAGATTTAATGCATCCTGATTGGAACTTACAACCTCCCTTGTGGTGGGCGCTGTTGCGGTATTAATTGTCCTTACCGTGTCGCGTAAAGCGTTATACTCCAAACTGAAATCTTCCGTAGGCGTCCACCTGTCCTGACTCTTATTCCACCAATTCGCCCAAACACCAACCTCTGCAACATTCGTATTCGCAGCCTCATCGAAAGGATTACCATCCTTGAACTGGAGATGCACCAGTCCGCCCTTATCGATAGTTTCCTGATTGAACTTCTTAAGATAATCAATATCAGCCCTCGGGAAATTGGTACGCAAGGCCAGATCGGACACCGCCTTACCGGCTAGGGTATCCGACAATAAGAATCCATCATCAATTTGAAGTTCACTCAAGAACTTTGTATAATCACGACATTGAGCAGTCACTGTCATACCAGATGACACATTCCAATTATCAACCCAAAATGTTCCAGCAGGCACATACTCATATACATTATTAGCCTCATCAACCAATACGCCATACTCAACAGTCAATTTAACGTCTCTACGCATATAAGGACCGTATCCAGATGTAGAAAAAGGACTAAACTTGCCAGAAGTATTATCTAACGACAACGATGCAGCATTAGACGCCGTGGCTCCAATAGGCAACGAACTATTATGCAAGCTGTGAACTTTACTTGTATTTACATTAATAACATATGAAGACATATCTTCTCTATATATTGGAGAAACCTCATTAAAACGAGCATAATCTCCTTTATTTCTAGTCGCCAGTGCCGTAATCTTAACCCCAATCAAATTTAAATAATTTTCGTTATCAATAGCTGACTCATAACTATATGATCCAGCAGGAATACTTGCCGATGCAGCATGAACAGTCCAAGAAGATTCACCATACTTTTTATATTCAACTTTAATACTACTAACCTGTCCATAGTATTCAGAAGTGTTGACCTTTATATGGCTTACTCTAGATGCCCCGAAGTCAAGATCAACATAAGGATCAATAGTAAACGTTCCATCAACAGCGCTGGAAGTAGTCCCGCTCCACCAACCAAACTCGTACTTGGAGTCCTCTTCATCAGGCATAGCAGACCAACTTCCATCCGCCCTGATAACCTGCCCATTGACATCCAGAGCGCCTGCGACGCCCCACAGGAAGGATTGCCTATCCCAGCCGTTCGCAGCCTGAGAGGGGCCAAAATAGGCGCCTACGGAGCCCTTAGCGGTGCTTGCGTGGGCATCGTTCGTAGTGACAGAAACGGCCTGAATATCGGACCCAACCGTCTTTTCTAGATGCCTGCTGTCCGACCAGTCAACCATGACTCTAGTCCTATTAGTCGATACGGAACTATTGACAGCATCAGTAAACTTTGTTGATGGTGCAGTAATCATAGCTCTACAAACTCCATAGAAATATTATACAACACACCGCCAGCAAAATTACGACGCATTACCAAAGATTCTTTATAAGAACTAATAAAAACATTATATTGCGTATACCCAGTACCATCATTCTTTTTAACATATAGACGTATCGCATTAGTCGAATCAGCTAAAGACTTTAAATAAATACGACCTTTACGACCATCAAAAGTATGGCTGGAATCATCTGGAAGCATCCTCCAGTTCACAGACACCCTTGCTTTATTTAGATTACGAGGGTACCAATGACTTCCCTGCCCTCTAGAATTACGAACAGACTTAACGTTTTTTTGCTGAAGAGTTAGGGAAGTTTGCCTACCATGATCAGTTAACGGATCACCATTAACCATCATGTACGGCCTATCGGCCCAAGAACTATAGATAGCTAAACTAGCTGTTCCAACACCAGTGAGAGCGGCGGACCCAGTTACCGTAGGCATTACAGTCCCTCAAATTCAATAGACAAATCGTAATAATAACAACGATTAAATTCATCTCGTCGCAAAAGAGTCTCACTATAACTCGTAACACGAGCCATCGTG